CGTCTTGAAGCTTGGCGCCGGCAATGGTGTTATCGGCAATCGCGCCAACGCCTGCAGTGACGACCGCGGCAACAGTAATCTTCTTAGTTTCTGCCGTGCTGACATCAGCAATAGGCAACACGTCAACGGTTGCCTGGGTATCGGCGGCTAGCAGCAAATTGAGCTGCGTAATCTTCTGATCAGCCACTGCTAAGAAACCGTACGCTTATAGCCCAGTTTAGGATGGCACTTCCAGAAGAATGCCAAACCCAGACTCTTGCAGCACTTTGTCCTGTGGATCTTGCTCTTGCAGCAGATAGTCTGATGGCAAATCAAACAGCAGCCTGATGGGTCCAGTGGTGACAAAGCTGATCTTGCTGTGAATTGGCTGATCAGCTATCAACTCAGTTGCCACTGATGTGATCACGCAGTCGGCTATGTAGAACAGCTCTTTTCGAGCTTCTACCGCATTAATCAGCGTGCCAATAGGTACGGTGTTCGTGCGCTTCATCAAAAATACGCCGGCAAACTCAGCTCCTATTTCTTGCCGCAGCGCTAGTTGATGCATGTATACGGCAGACTCTTCCGTGCCGACATAGTCAGGCGCTCCGCCACGCCATGTTGTATCAAAAAAGCAATCGAGTTCGCCGCTGCCAGATACCAGCGTGGACATGCGCTGCCTAAAGCTGTCCCCAAGACTTGTGTACTCCGCTGTGTCTCGGTCAGTGTTCAGCATCCAGCTCACAGTTTGAGCTAGATAAGCATCATCTTTGGATACCACTTCATAGCTGACTCGGTAAGATGCTGTCGGTGTCGTCAGTGTTATTGCATCTGCAACACTGCCGGTTAGCGCTTTTTGCCATGTAGCAAAAAGCCTAATGCCGCCAACGCTATCGACGTTGACGTACCATTGCCCGTCGTTGCGCCTAGCGTTGTCAGTCCAGCCACTTGTCGCCACAAAATCTAGTAGATCTGTGGTCGGCACACCGCTTTCGTCGACGCGCCTAAACCACACGCGGTCGCCTGTGATCAAGTTGACCACTCGATCTTGCAAGCCAAAACGCTTGGTTGTCACATCAACATCAGATGGAGTCAAGCGGCTGTAGACACGCTCAGATTGCTTGCGCCCGATACGCAAGCCGCCAGCTTCGCCAATCCAGATAGCCATCAGATAAGGTTCACGGCTGTGAGCGGACCGCAGACGGTAAAGTTAATGCTTGCCTGAATGATCTCACCGACAGTTGCGGCAATCTCCACGCTGGTAAGTGCGCACCTGAATCGCACAGCCCTAGTAGTGCTGCCGCCAGAGAAGCGAAGCTCTAGCGTGTGCGTTGGCTCTGTTGGCGTCTGCGTGGTTCGGAGAAGGTCATCCATGATGGCACGACCTTCGATCAAGTTTGATGCGTTTTCGTAGTAAAAAACAGTGGCGCTGCCAGTGAATGACTGCACGCCATAGACGTAGTTGCGGGCAAAGTCGCCAAGGCTGGTAGTCTCTAGGACGTCAGCGTTAGCCGAAAAACTCCAGTTATTGACGCGCGCCACCTGCACGTTGTCAACCAGCAAGGAGCCGTCAATACCGGTGTACTGCTTAGCCATGCGCCGTACGTACTGGAGTCTTTAGTTAATTCTAGCCGTGAGTCAGGCTCTAATTGCTAGCAGGGATACAGATGCATTGCCGATGCCAGGCGCTGTCCACTCAACAGTTGGAGCAGCGGAATAACGCCACTTGTAGCCGGATGGCGTCACACCGCTGTAACTCGACATGCCGGCAAAGATGTCTGCTGGCAAATCAAAGTCTTCATACGTGCCCTTTGCTGTGGCGTAGTGGTTTGTGATCAGTAGGAATACTGATTCGGTCAGATTCTGAAAACCAAGCGACAACGTAGCTCCGATTGGGTTAGGTCCAAGCAGTACGCGAGCTTCGTAGCCGGACAGCGCCGTAAAAGATTGAACGGGTTGCGAGCCTGGTGTCCACGTCCGCGAGGATGGTTTGATGCTTGGAAAGAGTGCAACGGTCATGATCAGATGCCAGTAAGCATGTCTAAAGCCACTTGGCTAGCGCCAGCAGCCGTCGTCGGAAAGTGAGTAGCTTCCACGCTAAAAATACCGCTAGCGCCTTCAGTTACTGTATCAACTTGATAGAAGATGGTTTTGTTTTCGCCCGCGGAAAAGCTTGAGCTGTAATCCCAAGTGACGCTGATAATGTCAGTTGGCGCAAGGCTGCCAATCAGCTCAGTGGTTTGGAATGACACTGTATGCGTGGTCAGTTTGCGACTGGCAAGAATATAACGCCCAATCAGCGTGGCATGATTTTCGGTTGTACAGAACTCTTCCATGTCGTACTGCTCAAATGGCCCGTCAATAGCCGTATTGGCGTAGCGTACTTCATTGGTGCGCGGTGTGCCGTATACGGAATCCGTCTGCGCGCGCCACGTCATTAGCGCGCAGAATGGCTTGCGCTGATTGATGTCGATGTACTCCTTCTGATACGTGCCAGCAACAATGTTGCCGTCGTTGAACACGTGAACCGGTGTTATGGCCGTCGTGCTGACATTGAATGCGCCATCAAGCGGCAGCACAGGCTTGAGGCCAAACTTGCCATTGATCTGCACAAATCGCAGCAAGAAAAGCGGTGCAACGCGAGTCAAGTAGTCGCGTAGGTTAACGCTGTTGGCAAGTACACCATTGAAAAACAGCTCATACTTTGCGTTGAATCTTTCAGCACCTTGGAACGATGGCAAGTCAATGAGCTGCGTCGATACCTTGTTTGCATTTTTAAGCAGGTAATACGCAAGATCCGGGAAGCTGCAACTGCTGCCGCTACCGCCAAGCACCCGATCAATCTGCACACCATTGCGGACGAAGCATCGCACCTGCTGCTTGTAGATACCAGTTTCTGCATCTACGGCATAGCGGCCACGAACAGCAAGCGTGCTCATGCCGGCAAACGAACCACCAGAACCGGGGAATAGCGGTAGGTTTGTGACTGCGCCGGGGATATTTGGCGTCGTAACTGTTGTTGTGATTCTATAGTTATACGCAAGAGAAGAAAAGACCAAATATGCAGGATTTGGCCAGTAGTTGCTAAATGATGTGTCAATCGTCAGCGTAAAATTTACCGGCGATGGGAACGAAAAAGATCCGTTAAAGTCGGTGCTTTCAGTCAATCCGCTACCATCAATCAACGTGCCATTGCTGCGTGCTGCCCATCTATGAAAATAATTAACTGCTGCAGATGGGCTTGTAGTGATCTTTGATCCGTTGAAGCTAAATGATGTGCACCCTTGAATCGTAATGGTATATAGATTGCCTGAAAAGCTAAACGATACGTCCGTGTTCGCATAGTTGTAGGTTTCGGTATTGGTAGTGGATGTCGCCGGTGTATCTGCGCCAACGGACGTCAGCGTATAGTTGTAGCCACTTGTAGGAAGCGTGTTGTAAGCGTTGGTAATTCCATAGCCAGATAGCGTGTTGACTCTAATTGGCCCTTTCCAGACATCAGACTCGGCAATTGCTGGAATCTGCCCATCGCTGATGACAAGGCCAAACGCAAAGTAATCGCCTGTGTTGGCGTTTTCTTCAACGCCAAAGCGAACAGCAGGCGGCGTTACCCATGCGCCACCAACGCCACCGGTTTGCCTGCAGAAAACCAACGGTATAGAGTTGCCGGTTGCCGCAATGCGCTGCTGCGCTGTAGCGCCCTGCTCAACGGTGAGCAAAGCTGCCAGCTCATCCTTGCGCAGGTTGGTGGTAATGGGAGCTGATGCGCTTTGCGGCGCAATGTAGTTCGGGTTGCTTGTCATATCTTGGGCGGCTCTCCGATCAGCGTAGTTGTGAATTTGCGCGGCGGCGCCTGGGCTTCAACGGGATTCAGGCTAGATCCAATCTGGATCGAAATCGACGCCTCATTCTGGCTTGCGCTGATCAGCTCGCCAATATAACTGGCAAATAGCGTTTTAGCTGTTGGCGACGCTCCATCAGTTGTTGGCGTGAAGTAGTAAAAACTTAGCTCAACAAAATAGCCGTTAGCTAAACCGGTTTCAATGATACTTACAATATCATTGCTAGCCGCGAAGTCAACGCTTAGGCTTTGCTGGCCGCCGGTTGCATTTGAAATGATGGCGTTGACATTAAA